CTTTTGGAAATGTTTTATCAACATTTTCGTCAGTACGGATTATACTATCCGTCATAGAGTCAACAATATATTCATATTTACCACTACTATCAGAATTTTCTGTGATTAGTGTAACGTATGAGTCTGATTGTGAATCTCTTTCTTGTACTGAGGTTACTGTTCTAATAGGCCCCTCATCTAACATAACTCTAGTAGTTATATTATCTTTTATATCAAAATATTCAGTTTTTGCAGAACTATAGTCATCTATAAGACTAGTACCGCAATAGTTTTTAACAAGTTCACTTACGGAATCCACTATAACATTGATGCGGGCGTCCATAGTTACCCCCGTCAAACCTGCGAAATCCTTGTACTGTTGTAATGTTATCAAATCTGCCATATTTTTCCTTTTAATTTTAGTGAGGGGATAAACTCCCCTCACGTAAAATCATTAAGCTATTAAGAAGCTTTATATTGAAGTGTATGCACTGAAGTTGCTGTAGCAATCAGATCGGTAAATCCGATTCTTTGAGAAGCCACTAGGACTCTCCTTTGATTGGCTACTTCGTAGTCAGATTCAATGGTAATTCCACGTAAACGCGGCATTACATAGTTCTGAGCCCAAACTGCAACTGCGAATACTTTATTCACTGCTGGTGTAGCAAACTCATCACAGACTATGACTTTAGAGCCATAAACTGATCCGATTTCACCACTTAACTTAGTTGCTGTATCAGCACCAACTAAATTCACATCTTGGAATTCAGCATCGCTAAGTAGGTTGAAGTACTCCTGAGAGTTTACAATGTAAACAACTTCTGAAGGATTCATACCATACTTACCCATTTTCTTTCTCATATTGAGAAGGTCTGCTGCGGTAAGTGATTCTGATGCAAACGCTGTTGCAGATGTTGATTGATGTGACGTACCTGAGTTACCAATCGTAGCAAGTCTTATAAGACCTGATGGGGCAGCTCCGCCAGTACCATAAACACCATCGGCATGATCACCTGCTAATAGTGCATTTTCAACACCACGTGCATGTGATCTAACAATCGATTCCCTTATTAAAGGAAGAATTGGTAGTATAGCATCTTCTTCAGTTTCGTTACCTAAGTAAGATTGTGAAATTAATTTCTTAGTTGAAAGGGTCTTTTCAGTTAGATCGACTCCAGCATATGGTGAACCATATGTGTCGCCTCTTTCTTCCAAGTTACCATGTGGGCTTGAGCCCGATGCTGTTTGGTTAGCTGTAAATTCAGCATATCCAGCATCTGGTAGGATTGGAATAATTTGCGTAGCTGAACTCATTTGGATTTCTCTAAATAAGGGAGCTAGCACTAATTTTAACTGTATATCTCTTTCGACATTTGTTGATACTGTTTGTTCGAAATCAGCTGAAGAAACACCCACACCTGAATGTGCGTTTACTTTCTCCAGTACTTCTCTACCAAGTTTAGTATCATAACCTTTACCTGTCGCTAAACCCATAGTCCAAGCGTCATCGATGTCGCTTGAAAAGGCTTTTCTCCAGTCAGAGTTCTGTCTATCACCAAAAATTCTTTTAGATTCACGAATTGCTTCGATTTCATCTTTCTTTTCAGTGAGTTCAGTTCTAAGTTCGTTAACTACTTTTTCGAGGTCTTCATGTTTTTCAGAAACACGTTCTTCAACGTCTTTCATTAGCCTTTCAGCTCCAGACATGCCAACTTCTACTATTGTCTTAACTTTCTCCACTTCTGCTTCGTCGGCAGCTTTTTGTTGAGCTTCCAGCTCAGCTGCTTCTTCCACTTCCGCTTGTTCCTTAGCTTTTCTTTCAGCGTCTTGCATAGCAATTTTTGCAGCAGTTGCTTTCGCAATTTCTTCTGCATATGCTTTCAAGTCTACTGTTTCAGCTTCGGGAGTTTTAGTGTCCTTAGACATATTAGTCTCCTGGTTTGAGGTTTTAACCTCATCTTGTGGCGTATCAACTTCACCAATATTAACTGTGTCTGTTGATGTAGCCATATTATTAGATATAAAAGTTTTCTTAAACTCTTCGTATTCCTCTTGAGAATCAAAAGATTTCGCAATTGAAAACATAGCAGTTTGGTTAGCTGGAACGCTAACGACTGATACCTCGAATAGTTCGGCGTCTTTTATCTTATACCCGTCAGTTTCGTCATTATAATCAGCATCCTTGACTCTGAAACCAACGGAAAAGGCTCCAAGAACGCCGTCTTTTATTAAATCTTTTATTTCACCTGCAGATTTAGAGATTTTTGCTCCCACCTCTAAACCCTGTTCGCTCACTTCCATAGAAGTAGCGCGACCAATCGGCTTATTATAGTCATGATTGAACAAAATTATAGGATTTTGTTTAAAATTTTCTAATCCATTTGATTTTGTCCATGCATCATGGTTAATAACATCTCCAGTACGATCCAAAGCATTAGTAGAAGCCAATCCTGAGATTTTTATGCTACCGTCTTCGTCCTCGCCTAGAGTTTTAAAAGTGTTAGTCCAATGAAAAATTTTCTCCATTATCTACCTCACTTTTTAGCTTTTTTGGGAGCTGCTTTTGCTGTCTTTGGAGCCGCTTTAGGTTCTGCTTTTGGTGCAGGCGCTGCTGCTGGCTCGGGGTTAGCTTTGGCCCATTGGTCTGGAAAGTTCACTTTTAACATCTGAATCATACGCGACCAAGACCCAAAAGGTCTTTTTGCCGCCATAAATCTCATAGGTACATCTGCACCAAGAGCTTTATACTCAGAAGGAGTTAAAACTTTACCTTGTTTAGCAAAAAAATCTGCTAATTGGTTAAGAATTGCTTTCTTGTTCGCCATTATCCTGTTCCTCTTCTTGTGGTGGTCTTCCACCTTCTTCGGGGTTCGCTGCTGAACCCGCTATATTTGCTGGGACTCTTAAATCGTCATGTCCTTCTAAAGGTTCATGTCCTAAAGCTTCCCTAGCCTCGTTTGGTGCCATAATGCCAGTATTTACAAGAGTAGCATAATAAGATGCTTGATCTCTTAACTCTGGTTGTAAGGCTGGAATTTCTGTTACATTCTCAGTTATCTTAAATCCAAAGTACCTTTCAAAAGCATAACCAATTTTTCTTACTATTGGAAGTATTGTCTCCAGATAGTATAGCCTATGGTTAGGTCTAATGTTAGCATTGTTGCCTCCGTCTAAAAGAATAGGTGGAACACCCATTGCTTCTAGAATAATTTTCTCATTCGCGTTGATAGAAGATTGAAAGTCCAATTCTTTAAAGTTAATTTTTGTTAGATCATCGACTTCAATTCCACCGTCTAAAATAAGTGGCCTTTTACCGCCATTTTTAGGATTGTACCTAGTTTGCCATGCTTGCAGCATTCTCTCTTTGATTCTCTCAGAAAGAGTGTTAGGGCTCTTAAGTACTAATCCTGGTACCGCTCCATTCTTAAAGAAGTTGTCTTGAAACTTCCTCATGTTATCTAGTAAATACATAGTTCGATATGCTGGTTTTAATCGTGGTACTCCTCTATAAATTGATTTAAATGAGTTTTCTTTGATATGTATAATTTCTTTAGGAGTATAATCGATATGACCATCATATTCGAATTTCTCTATATAAGTACTAGTATCTGAATGAATTGTTACATTCTGTGCTGGAAGATGATAAATATGTCTTCCATCAAAATAGACGAAAATATTCCCGTCAATCATTAAATCAATAATAAGATTTCTCTTAAAAGTATTGATATCCTGAAACGGGTTCGGTTCTTTATTAAGTAATAAATCTACACGAGTTTTTCGAACATTTTCTACTACTGGTGCGATTCCATTAATCTTCAATCCTATATCATAAGGAATATCTGAACTATCGTCTACTATCATGTTTACAGCTCTATGAACTACTTCTAAGTCTTCATAAGCTGATCTGTAATTGTCTTTGTTTTCTCGGGTGTCAATCGTCATCCCTTCTTCCATGCTGATAAAAGACTGAGCAGGATTTATTTTCTCCTCCTCAGGTATTTGTCTGCCTAAAATTCTGTCATACCATGCCATGTTTTTCTCTCTGTATATTAACCCATCTCTTTTGCTTAAGTGCTGTCACTAACTTAGGACGTTTTCCATAAATACTGTGAAGCCTTTGATGATGGGCCTTGCATAGTGTAGCAGCTTCGTGATAAATTTCGTTTGTATACTCCTCAATGAAAAGTTCTCGAAGATTCATTATTTCATCTGCCGAGGTTATAGTAATTTTCTTACTCTTTAACCAAGTTTCGAGTAACTCAGTCATTCCGTAGAAGTGGTGAAAGTCTAAATATTCTGTGTCTCCACAGATAAAGCACTGAGTGTCTTTCTTATACTTAGATTTCGCTTTATCTCTAACGTACTTGACTAAATCTCTTTTTAAATCCATAAAATCTCATTTATTAAAATTATACCAAAATTTCACCTTTTTGTCAACAATTATTTTTTTGTTGGTCTCCACTAAAAAGTGCTCGCTGATGTCTCAAAGGTATAAAGTCCATATCTTAAAGCGTCTGACATATGACTA